TAGAAAAGAAACTCGAAAAGAAAAAGAAAAAATGAAAAAAATTTATGTTTTAGAATTGGAAGATGGGTGTTATTATGTAGGTGAAAGTTCTGATATTGAACATCGGTATAACACACATGCTCGCAACGCCGGGAGTGAATGGACTAAATTACACAAACCACTTGGTAGAGATAAAATGTTAATTTTAGATATAGGACAAAATATTGAAAATCCATATGGTCTTGTTGAAGTCTCTGAAGGAACAGTTACTCATCATTTAATGTGTGAAAAAGGTTTTACCAAAGTTCGTGGATATGCTTGGTGTCAACGTAGATTGAATAACTTGCCTGTCAAACCTAAAAATTTAAAATATTTCCCCGATAGCTCAGTTGGCAGAGCAAGGCACTGTTAATGCCTGGGCCGCTGGTTCGAGTCCAGCTCGGGGAGCCAATGAAAAAATATATTGAATAGGAATAGATATGAATACGACACGATTAAAAGATTTCACGCATCCTCATTGGGGATCTATAGTGGGACAAGAAAATAACATTAGAATAGCAGTACTTATGGATGAAATTGAACTCTTGAAATCAAGAATTGAGCCTCATGATACAGGACATTTATACACTACTATTTCCACTTTAGAACATCGAATAACAGAATTGGAGAAAAAATGAAGTTCATTGGTATGAAAATTTCACTTCGTAAAGCAAATACCATTCAAGAATTGGTTGGTGAGATACTACAGCAACCATTAGAATCCCCAACAAATCTTGATGTAATGGCGATTGATGAATGGAAGGATGAATTGCGTTTTGCTCGAAAGACATTTTTATCAGAAATGGCAACACGAGCTCAACTTGTATCTGCACGATATGAGGTTCGCAAACTAATTTCTGAAGAAAATGCAAAGCAAGGAGTAACAACCCTACTTGCAACTTTAGCAGAAACAGATACAATGATAAATCTGATGAAGCGAAATGTAGTGGATCGGACTGTATCGGATAAATATGATGTTGTCGAAAAGAAACGAGAACGAAAAATAGCACTACTAGACAAAGAGGGGTTGCATTATAATCGTAGTGATACATATGATGTTTCGATAATTGATGCTGAAACGATAAAAACTTATAAGGAAACAGTTAAAGTTCTGAAACGTAAACGCCAGAGGATTACTGACGAATTATTAGAAAAGAATATTCGTTCAGAAATTGAGCTGCCGAGGTGGGCAGTCGATCTATTGCGAGAGCATGGATTGATTGACTAACAAAGCAGTCTGGAAGTGAATGGTAGGATTGGTCACCATATGACTACTATCGCCGAAAACGATATGTACGGGCTTTGTTGTCGTTATTTAAGGGGCATACTTGTTTGATGTGTGGTTAGCTCCTGCCACTTTGCTGACGATATAAGGGTCACAAATGTTTATTGTGTGTTGATTGTTGCTAGGATATTTCCTTGCTCACCATTCACTTCCACCAATTAGGCCATTAGTGTAACAGTAGCACTACAGTTTCCAAAACTGTCAGTCAGGGTGCGAATCCTTGATGGCCTGCCAACAAAAAGAAAAATATGTATAGTACAAATGAATGGTATTATTTTATAGGTGCATTAGATAAAGATACCTGCAATAAAATAAGAAGTTCGGCCAAGGGCAAATGGGAGAAATCGGGAGTAGATACCAAAAAAGACCCCCCAACAGACGAAGAACGAATAACTGGTGCAAAACCAATCCCAGGCACAGATAAAAAGTACAGAATAAGTGATGTTGTATGGACAAGGGACCAATGGATATATGATACAATTTGGCCATTCATGCAAGAAGCAAATGAACGAGCAGGTTGGAAATATGATATTAGGAGCGCAGAAAGTATGCAAATAACTCGTTATAAAAAAGGTGGATTTTACTATTTTCATAAGGATGGTAGGGGCGATCATCTATCGGCGTATGATGACCCAGATAACGAATTTAAGCATGGCTATGTTAGAAAATTATCAATGACTGTTCTTTTGAATGATAATTATGAAGGGGGAGAGTTTCAGTTTGCTACTTATAATAAAGAAGACTGTGAAATTCATACACCAGAATTTAATAAAAAGGGATCGATTGTTGTGTTTCCTTCTGATATGGAACATAGGGTCGCACCTGTAACAAAGGGAATTAGATATTCCTTGGTGACTTGGTTCTTAGGGCCTCCATTTAGGTGAAGGGAGAGTTGGGTGTCGCTCGTATAGCCCAATTGGCAGAGGCACAGAACTTAAAATTCTGGCAGTGATGGTTCGACTCCATCTACGAGCACCATACCCGACAATTATTTGACATTGATGTTCAGTTGTGGTATAATGGTAGTATACCATTGAGAGTGAGTGATAGACACCCACTCGGTTTGATAATAACATTATGAATAATGAATAAAATGGCTACTTTATTTGAATTGTATTTCGTGTATGGTGCAGTATCTTTTGTGGGTATTGTGCATTTTGTATTTAGCACTAAACTGCTGTAATAGAGAACTGATTCACAGAACGTGGGCCAGTAGCTCAGTTGGTTAGAGCTGACGACTCATAATCGTCCGGTCGCTGGTTCGAGTCCAGCTTGGCCCACCATCAACTAATAGAAAGAAATATGTCGTATACTGAATGTAAAGAGTTCACAAAATATTTTCTAAAAAATTATAAATCAATAGAAGCATTAAAAGATGTAGGAAATTTTATATTATCTATAATAATACTCATATCAATAGGTTTAGCAATGGGACTATTATTATATTATAGTTGGTGGAATATTATAACAATTTCAGTGTTAGGATTGCTTGGTTTTTATGTGTCTATGATTTGGATTGATTGGAAATATTCTAAAAGTTGAATGAATATTCGATGAATAAAGAATGTAAATTATTATTGTTGTTATTGGTGATAGCAATAGTATTTGGAGTTATAGGTGGAAAAATGCTATCCATAAAATATATGCCCAAGGCTCCCGTATCTGGTCCTGAAGAGGACATTTATACATAATAAAATGAGGCCCGTTAGTTCAGTTAGGCAGAACGCTTGGTTGTCAACCAAGAAGTCAGCGGTTCAAATCCGCTACGGGCCGCCATTAACAGGAAAGGTGCACCTTTCTCAATTCATAAAAAAGCTGGTGTAGCTCAGTTGGTAGAGCACAAAATTTGTAATTTTGATGTCGCGGGTTCAATTCCTGCCACCAGCTCCATTGGTAAAAACAGAATATATTAGAATGATATTAGTCGATTTAAGTCAATTATTAGTTGCATCTACTTTTGTGTCTATGGAAAAGACAGAGACAGAAGTAGATATAAAAAAATTACGATATTTAATTTTGAATAGTTTGCGGATGTATCGCAAAAAATATGCCAATGAATTTGATGAATTGGTCATATGTTGTGATGGAAGCCTTTCGTGGAGACGAGAGATATTTCCAAATTACAAAGCAGGAAGAAAAACAGGCAGAGAAAAATCTTTCTTGGATTGGAATCAGATATTTAAAACTTTCAATCAACTGAAGAAAGAACTTAGGGACAATTTTCCTTACCAAGTGATAGAAGTTGATACGGCCGAAGCAGATGATATCATAGGCACTTTAGTTTTACTAGAAAGAAAAGAAGGAGAACGGACTTTAATAATCTCTAGTGATAAAGATTTCTTACAGTTACAGAGAGAGAAAAATGTATTTCAGTTCAGTCCAATTGCGAAGAAATTATTGAATGGAATTGACCCGATAGAATATCTCAGAGAACATATCTTAAAGGGGGATAAGAGCGATGGAATTCCTAATGTGTTGTCTAACGATAATTGTATCATTACTGGTGTTCGGCAAACACCTTTAACTAAAAAGAATATAGAGTCGTGGAAGAATGGTTCGTTGCCAAGTGAGCATCATGCTCGGCACGAAAGAAATACTGAATTGATTGATCTTCGTTATACACCCCAGCACTTGCAGAATAAAATTCTAGAACAAAAACATCAAGAAGTAAAAGGTTCACGAAATATGCTTCCTGCTTATTTTAGAGAACATTCCTTAGATTCATTATTGAAAAGCATAGGGGATTTTTAGAGATTATAAATAATTGTATGAGAACATTTTCACAATACATCGACTTACAAGAAAAGCTCATACTTTACGGTCAAGGGAAACGCTACGGACAAATAGTTTTCCTCG